CAGTTGTTGCACCTAAACGGTAGCCGGTGTAGCTGTTAAATTCCTCGACCGCTGCGCTAAAAAGCATAGTTAGTAGCGCGTCGTCTGCGCTACCGTCTACACGGCAAAAGGCCTTGACTTCGGTAAGATTTACCGTAATCGGAGTATAGCTGCTAACCGTTACCATTTGTTTAGATAGTTACGTCAGTTGCTAGAGCAAAAGATGCGTTACGCAATACGGCTACGTCCATAAAGCGCTCTACGTAGATTTCCACGATTGAGGACTTCATTTGGCTGTAAGGGTCTACCATCAAAGTGGCACCGCCCCAAAATCCGATTTGAACGTCTGCGAAATTACCGAAAAGCAAACCGTAGGTATCTGGCGTACCGGTGGTCTTTTTAGAAACCGTGGTATTGAAGATATTGTAACCGTTTGCAGTCTTAACTGGGTCCAGCATGCCTTCAACTAGGAAGCGTCCGCTACCAGCGTCTACTTTGGTTTTCTTTAGCTTGGCTACTACGTTAGGGTGAGTAACGTAAGCAAGGTTGCCAGCTAGCGCGTCGTTAGCAGCTAGTGCAGCTTCCATGTCTACTAGGTCGTCGAAAGTGATAGCACCTAGGGCCAAAGCCTGCGCTGCCAATTCTACGTAAATACCGCTAGGCTGGTTAGATGAGCCAGTACCATTAAGTACGGCGTTCTCTAGGCCTTTGTTGAACGAAAGGTTGAGCTGCTGAATTACGCGCTGCTCAATTCCACGGCTGTACTCTTGGCGCAGCAGTTGGTTTGACATAGACGCAGAAATTACGGCACGCTTAGGCGACATAGTAACTTTATCAAAGTTGATGTCTTGAACGGTGTCGGTTCCGGTTTCGGTCTGCCAGTTTAGCGTGTAGCTAGACGTTTGCTTAGGGAAGTCGATATTACCTACTAGGTTCTCTGCGATTGAGCAAAGGCCAAGCGTAGGTGTGTTAGGGTACAAAAAGTCGATGTAACGTCCTGGCTCGGTAAATACCAAGTCGCCGCCAAGGTTTCCACCGGTTCCGCCAGTAACTGACTGTGTACGGGTAAAAAGCATTTCGGGCATGTTGATAGCGTGCATGTCGCGAGCGTCAACTCCGAGCCTGCGCTTTTCGCTTAAGCCTTCCTGGTTTACTTCGGCTTCTACGCCAGTAAGTTTACCATTGCGGGCTTCGTTGATAGCCTTAATAATGTTAAATTTTCCAAGGTTGCGAGCTTCGCTCTTTGAAAGCTGACCTTGTACAGCTGATGCATCTACAAAAGTGTTAGCTCTTGTTTCTGCCTCGTTTTCGTGATTTTCCACGGTTTCGGGGTTTTGGGTTAATTGTTCAGGTTCTGCCTCTTGCAAGGCCTTTTCTAGCGACCGTAATGCTACGGACGTAGTGGGGTTAGCCCCGCGAGGGGTTAAGCTAATATCGTACATTTCGCCGATTTGTTCGATTACTCGGGTCGGCTTTTCGCTGCGTACGTTCTCCCAGCGTTCTTTTTTAACGGTAAATGCCCAGCTTGCCTGGTCCACGTCGCCGCGTCCTACTAGCGTGCGTACCTCGTTACCAGTTGACGTATCGGGCAAATCAAAGCGAAACTTTAAGCCCTCTTGGTCTTGCTCTAGGCTTAGGGTGCCTTCGCCGTATTTGGACCTAGCCAATACGCGGTCGTAGTCGTGGTTGTAAAGGGCGTGTACGTCGTAGTCGTTTAACTCGCCTAGCGCGTTAACGTCTATGCGCTCCATAAAGGAACCCATATCGTACTCGTTCCAGTTAAGGGCGTAGCCCTCTATGGTATTATTCTCCGTCGCTGGAATTGTCCGGCTGCGTATTTCCTTCTCCATTTTGTTCTTGTTCACTGCCCATGTGCATAGGCTTGTTATATACGTCGCCGCCTTCGATTGGGGCTAGACCTTCAATGCGGCGTATTTCGTTGGCGCTCATTACGCCAATGTTCCAGTAACTCACGTTACGTTGTACCTCAGTGGTAATGTCGCCACGCATAAGGGCCTTTAGGTCCAGCTGGAATACACGGTTACCACTTAGTAGCTTGTTGGTAAATTCCATTTCGATTACCTCAATTAGCGGACGGATGCAGTCGCTGACAAACTGCGCGTTTTGCGCTTCTATGCTATTTGCATAGCCTGCGCCGTCCATGTGGCCAATTTTGTGCGGGGGGACGCTGTAAAGGCGGCATATTTCTTCAACACTAAAACGTAAGCTCTCAATTAACTGCGACTCCTGGAAGTTCGCAGCTACCGGCTTGTACTCTGCCCCCTCAGTTAAAACAGCGGTCCGCCCCTTGTACTCCTTGTTCAGTTCGTCGAACTGTCGGCCTATTTGCTTAACGCGGTCCGCGTCCCTTATAGTGCCTTGAATTTGTAAAATGCCTTTAGGCATACCGCCGTTACCATAAAAGCCACCCATGTGAGCGGTTGCGGCCATTGATGTGCCTATAATTTCTTTGGCGTAAACAATAGGGCTAACTCCGTTAATACCGTCAAAGGACCAGTACTTAAGGTGGATTAACTGGTTAGGGTTTAGGCGTAGGTTAATACCGTTGCGTAGGTGCAGCTGGTAGATAAGCTCGCCGCTGGTAGTATCGACCGTTACCAGTTCGGTATCGATAAGCTCCAGGCCGGCTAGGTTGTTACCGCTACGTACCGGCAGTACGTAAGCGTTACCGCGCAGCAAAAGCTGCGTTAACATAGCCTTTCTAAAATCGTAGCTATTGTACGCCTCGTTTGGTCGCTTGCTTACCAGGTCGTTAATAAGCCCAGGCTGAAATAGTAGCCCTTGCTCAGTTTCGCGGAACAACTGCCAAGGTAGTGAGGCAATCGTGTTACCGATTAAGTTAACGCAGGCGTACAAAGCGCTGACCTTTGGCGCGTTTGTGCTGCTTACGTTCTCGCCCGCTAAAGTAGCGTTACCGCCAAAAAGATTGATTAGCCAGGGCTTAGGGCTTATTACTCCACTAACGCTACGCTTAATACGGTCATACCATGCCATTACACAAAGTTACACAAAAATTATATCTAATTCCTCATATGTACTCATTCCGGTACTAGCATTGTGAACATAGCCCGCGAGCGCCGTAATAAGTGCAGCGGTGCCGTCTATTCGGTCCGGTGCCTTATCCTTTTGAAAAGTCCAGTTATCATTTTTATCAATATGCAAGCTCGTGTTTGCAATCATCCAGGCGGTTATGGGGTTACCGTCGTGCGTTATGCCTTTCGTTGTAACCATACGGTAAAGCAATTTCATAGGCTCGTTTACCATAAGGGCCGACTGCCGGACCTCGTAACAAAACTGCTTGCCATATTTGCTACGCAACCGCTCCACGGTTTCCGCTGCATTCCAAGGGTCAAAGAAAATGCCCTCGACCGGGTGCTTGTCAATTATGCTTTCAATCATTGCTATGCGGTGGTCGGTTGTGGTTACCTCACCCTTCACCATGTCCAGCTGGCCATTCTTTATCCAGTTCCGTGCTAGGTTCGGGTACTTTTGCTTTCGCTTAGTCATGGCGTGGTCCGTGATTTGGTAATACTGGACCGTGTAAAAGCGTTCGCCATTAAAGTAAACTACCGCGTAGGCTGTAAAGTCGTTAACAGCTGCAAGGTCAACCCCTAAAAAACAGCGCCATTTATCCACGCCTTTAGGCTTCGGACCTTCACACTTTAGCCACTTACCCAATTCAATGTACGGCTGGGCACTACCGGCCCACTGGTTTAGGTGCAGTTTGCGTAAACTTAGTAGGGTTGGTTCGTCGTGCTTGGCTGTATTGCTTAACTCTTCTAAGTATTGTAACGTAACCGTTATACCTAGGGACGGGTTAGCCTTTGCCCATACCTTCGGGTCGTGCGGGTCCTCTTCGTCCGTAGCTCCGTAAATGATAGTTAGCCAGCTTGGGTCTATGCTTGGCTGCTCCTTTACCCTTTCTGCGTATTCGTGCCATTTGTGAGCAAAGCTGTAAGCGCTGCCTGCCGTAGTAATAGCCACCATTTGGCTAGGGCGTGAGGCCATAGACGTACGCAGGGCTTCCCACAGTTCCGGACCCTTTACCTCATTCCAGCTGTGTATTTCGTCGCACAAGATAAAAGACGGGTTAAGGCCGTGGTTACTGCCCCCGTCGCTGGTAATAGTCTTTAGGTAGCCGGGCTTGCCCTTTAGCCGTATTTCCTTACGGTATGGCTCTAGTACCTTTTGTAGCTCCGGGTTTAATAAAATCATGTTACGGACGTAGCCGAACAAAATACCGGCCTGCTCCCTGGTCGCAGCTGCTAGGACTACCTGGGGGTTAGTGCCCTCTTTAAATCCTTTGAGCATGTGAGCTATGGCCAGCATAGCGATAAAAGCGCTCTTACCATTTTTTCGTGGTATTTCCAGCCATACCATGCGTTTACCCTCGGCGTCACGTATAAGCTTACGCTGCCATTCCATAAGCTTTACCGGTTGACCGGCTCCGCTGTCCTCAGTTAAGACGCAAAAGCGCTCAATTATAGATTCAGTCCAGGTTAACTGCATCGCCGACAATCTTACGCAGTTTCTCTATTTCGGCGTTTGCCTGCTTTAGTGCTTCCATTGCTGGGTTTTTTCTTAGTACTGGTTTGCCTCGGTCGGTTACTGCTTCCAGTATTGCTCCGTGAGTATCTATACTCCTTTCGCATTCTGCCTTTACTCGCTCCCAGCGTGCTAATTCCTCAATCATTTGGCTAAAATAGGTTATTTGGGGGGTTTGGCTCGGCTCCCTGGTCAAAGGAAAAGGTGACGGTGGAATTTACCGGGTCAACTTTTGAGATGACACCCCACCCCCGTTCGCCTGCTGTCTTACGTCCATGACATTGAATACAAAGCACTTGTAGATTAGCTTCATCGTACACAGCGCCACCTTCAGCAATAGGTCTTATGTGGTCTATGTGTAGCTCACGGTCGAACAGTGGTACTGTCTTGCATGCATCACACACTCCACCACGCCGCATTAGTATGGCCTGCCTATACTTGCGCCATTTGGTGCTTGAATATAGGGGGTTGTTTGCCACTATGCGCTTGGCTTGGCTCTTATGTTTTAAATAATTCGGCATTAACTACTATAACTACTATAACTACTTTTTCACTAAAACACTTCTACACTACTATACCTATGCTATTATATGTTTATATAAAAGTAGTAGTTAGTAGTTAATCCTTAAAAGGGTAGGGCATTAGGGTTTATAGGTGCTAAGGCCTTAACCATGCGTACGTTATCCCCTCCCGTGTGAATCATTAGTTTAAGCCCTAAAGCATTAACTACTCCGCGTATCTTGTTACGTGCAAAGGGTCGGTTTGACGTTTCTAGGCAATAGCTTGTATAGCCTCGGTAAAAGTCCGTAAAGGTCATTTCCTGCCCTTCGTACATGCTTAGGGTTTCGTCGTGCCAGCTTTGCAGGCTGTTTATAGCACGCCTAAACTCTTGCAATTCTACTACGTTGCTAGGCACTATGGTAAAGCTTCGGTTAGCCTTTAGCCTTAGTAAGCCGTTGTATGCCCACTGGATGATACCTGGCATTTCCTTAGTTAGCTCCTTAGCTAGGCTCCAGTCCTCACGGCCCACAAAGCTATTATTAAGGCTAATTACCATTAAGCGCCTAAATACGCCATTGCTTATGTCGTCAACCATAGGCAGCCCGTTGGTCGCAAATGCAAATTTTGCATAAGGCGTAAAATCGAAAGGCTTTTTATACTTTGGGTTGGCCGTCAATACCTCGCCTGCAACAGCCTTTTTAAAGCCCGTGGTGCCCGTACTGTCTTTGTAGCTTATCTCGGTGGCTATGTTCAACCAACTGCCCGCTAAACGCTCTAAATTGCGTTGCTCGTTAAGCTCGTGCCATTCTAAGCGCGTGCAGTATGGGACCATAGCCGCCAGCACTTCCAATAGCACGCTTTTGCCGTTGCCACCATCCCCGTACAATACCAGGGCTTTATGTAGGTTTAGGCCTCGGTCCAGGCAATAGCCGAACCATTCTTGAATTAACAGCGTCTTTTGGTGTGCGTCTTCGTCCCCTTTAAAAACTTGACCGAGAAAATCCAGCCATTTGACCGGAAAAGCCAGCTGGTCGAATTCGTACGGTATGCACTCGGTTACTTTGTGCGGGACCTTGTATTTTGGGTTCGTAACAAATTTACCGGCCTTTACGTATCCGTTTGTAAACGGTATTATATCTAAATTGTCCGGGTTAGCTGCTAGTTTCTGCGCTAAATACTCAATTATATAGGTGGTCTTGGCCTGCGTCCCTTTAGCCTTGAGCATGTCAAAACATAAAATGCCTAGTTCCTCGCGGGTTAGTTCCTTGTATTCGTTTTTCTCGGCGACAAAAAAACGGCCCTTGTTGTAAAAGCCGTTTAAGTCGTTTAATTGCTGCTCTAGCCATAACGCCGCTGCGTATGGGTCCGTTAGTCCGTCAATCGCTTCCACTTGTCAAAATTTGTTTCCCAGGTTAATAAATCAAAATCTTCTCCAAGCTCCCAAAGTAGCTTCTCTCGTTCTAGGTTCTTAGCCCAAAACATAGTATTTGCATGGTGCTTGCTGCGCGTAACGTAAAGCGCCAGCCTTTGTAAAAGCTCGGCCTGGTAGTATAGTTCGTCTAGCTCTGCCTCAACAGCTGCAACTTCTTTACGTAGGTTACGCATGTCAAAGCCTTTAGCTTCGCTTCGGTCTAAGTACGCTTTTATCCCTTTCATAACTAACTAATTCTAGTGTTCCTGGCAAGTCAGCCATAAAGCTTCTAAGCTGCCCTACGCTATTAAATTTAAGCTCCATTTTGTTAAGCTCACGGGTCGCTCGGTGGCGTATATAAATTATATAATTCATAGAACGCGGTTTTGCTTTAGCATGTGCGCTATTTCGGTAGCATCTTCTACGCTCATAACCACCAGCGTGGTTTTGCGGTTGCGCTTCCATAACAGCACGTTATACATGCCAGGGGTGCTTGGCATGTGTTCAAGCACAGCGTGCGGGTCCAGGCCTCGCTCTACGTGCTTGCACTGTATGTAAAAAGGGTAAGTTTCTACTAGGTCTACGCCTTGGCCGTCTAGCCATTTGTTCATTAAACGGCTGGTCTGCACGTTAGGAAAAAGCGGCCGTAACATTCTAGCTACGGCCACCTCAAACCTATTCCCTTTTTGCTTGACGTTCACCGGTCGAAAGGGTCCATTTCGTTGGCGTATTCGTCGCATATCCTATAAATCAATAGGTACAATTTATCCGGCATCTTCACGGCGTGGTCCCCTATAAATAAGGTGATGCGGTTGACTACCATACGGCAGCCGTCTTCGTCGCAATCGCGTATGTACTCTACTACTAGGTTCTCGCCTAGGTTCAAGTCTGCAAAGCTGTACTCCTCAATCATTTTCTTTGGCTTTCGTACCAGTGTAACCAGGTCTTAATCTTGAGTAGTTGCTTTTGCTGGCCCCAAAGCTCGCTCTGCTCCTCTAGGACTGCCTCTTGCATTTTATGGCGTATTAAGGAAAGCTGGCCCTCAATGAAAGCGCCAAGCTCTACGCATACCGGGGTTTCAAAATTGCTCATGTGCGGTAACCATTTCGTCGTATAGGTACTTAGCAACTAGGTATACCTCTTGTAAGGTCTTGGTGGGGTCAGCGTTTAAACGCTCCATAGCCATTTTAAAGGCCACTTGAATTAAGATGCTACGGTCTTTACCTCCTGCATTATTTGCGGGAGCTTGTGCCATAGTTAAAACCTGGCCATTGAAAGGAGCAGGCGCTACTTGCTGCATGTACTCACTTACTATTTTGCCCTGGGGGGTTCCGTTGCGGTCCGTCTTACCGGTTAGCTCGTAGTTAATAGACTGCCCGTTAATAAAAGCGTCTGCCTTTTTAGAATTTACCTTAAAGTGGTCGCCGTTGGCCATGCGTAGCTCGTAGGCGTACATCAAACCATAAGCGCTCTGCCATGTTCCGTCCCCGGTGGCGTGCTGTATTGTGCTAGTTTTCATTGATTAAACGGTATATAATTATTACAAACATTAAGACGCTCCCGGTTACGGAAACAAAAGCCGCCAGGGGTAAGCCCACGCGGTCTATCCAATTTAAAAATCTATTTGCCATTTTGTGTTAGTGTTGGTTAACACGGCAATAGTATAAATAAAAATCCTAACTACGAAATTTATTTTCGTTAAGAATTTGCGGCGTAACGTCCAAAATCATGTATTTGTGGGTTCTACGGTAGTAAAAATCTACCGTTACGCATCCGATAGGCTTGGGCGGTGCGCCTCGCTCTACGTGCCAGCCAAAGGCCCCGTCGCCGTATTCGTCCTTATAGGTCCCGGTACGTAAATGCAGTACCTCTTTTAAAATAGGCACACGGTGACCGTCTAGCCCTGCCTTGGTTTGGTACATTGCGTACAGCTCGTGTACGTGGCCCATCCATACGCAGTCGGCACCTTCAATGTCCGCCATTTTACGCTGGTGCTGTATGGTTCCTTTTGTTACCGCTCCGCCGCCACCGCTTCCGTGATAATAGTGTATTGCGTAGGATTTGCGGCTGGTTTGCCTAGCAAATTGTACCGTAAGCCACCCACCATAACCCCCGACTGTGATAGGTATGGCGGGTTTGTAAGTGTAATTAAATAGGTCGGCGAAGCGCTGGAGTGGGTCGGTCTCCACGTTTTTAATAATTGCGGTTTCGTGGTTTCCATAGGCTATAAATATAATGGTTTCGGCCCAGTCCCCAAACCATTTTACCGCATCTTCTATTACCGCGTCCAGGTAGTTTACCTTGTTATGTTCCGGGAGTATGTCCTTTTTACTGCGTCTTGGGTCGTACTTACCCTGCATTAAACAAAAAAAGTCACCGTTTATGGCAACTTTAGCCCCTTCCTCTTTGGCAAGGGTTAAATGCTTGGCAAGTGCCACCCGGTCGCAGTGGGGGTTATCCCAGTGCAAGTCCGAAAGCATGTACAGTTTAAAATGTTTGCCCTCTACTTTAATAGTGTGGCTATTTCGGTGGTGCGTTTGTATCATTTTTTAAGTATTACCACTAGCAAGGTAATACCTAAAACCAAGATTGGCAGCATAGTAAACATTTCTTGACGGCGGGTTGGCTTTTTGTTAACCTCGCGTATGGTCTGCGTATTGCTAAATACCGTATCGCCTTTGCAGGTCCCCTTTACGTATATGCGGTCCCCTGGTAACCGTACTATTTCCACTTGGACCCTATCCTGGACCAGGGTTATGCTATCCCGAAGTGTTACCGTATCGCGCAACGTCTGCGTTTCGCGTATGGTAATAGTTTCGGTGTTGATTATTTTGGGGCTACATGCTACTATAAGTAACACGGCGGCCCACGTTCCGAGCGCGTAGGGTTTCACGTTTTAAGTCTTTGGGGTTGTAGCTTACATGCACCCATTGTGGCTGCTTGTCATTGCCGAACTCATAAATAAGCTGGCTATACATGGCGTTTGTCTTTAGCCAGTCGAAAATCTTTCTATGGTCCCCGTCCGGGCTTTGCAGGTCAGCTGCGAACCCATGCAAATGGTCCGATTTGTACGCCCCGTTTGCCGCTTCGTTTACGAGCTTGGACCTATACCCGCTTGTTACCGTTACTGGCCCTACCGCGTCGCGTAGTGGCTGCAATACCTTTTGGCATAGCATAAGTAGGTTAGCCTCAATTTGTGGCGTTGGCGTATTGTCAAAAGCGAAGCGGGTCTTTGTCAGCTCCGCCAGGGTGAAATTCTTGGTCATTTGTCCTTGGCAAAAAGTAATCCTACAATGGCTGGCAAGAATACGCCAGCTTCGACCAAGGTAGCCTTTTCGTACCATACCATAATCATGGCCACGCCGAATACGATACCAGCCAGGCAGCTAGTCTTTGGGTTCTCCAGTATTCTTTTTAACATCTTTGCGCCACTGGTAAAGGGTGTACCCTATGGTAAGGGAAAAGGAAATAGCGCCTACTATTGGCATAACTTGTGCCGCTACCGTGCTAAACATATTTAGGGTCCAGGCCCCTACTATATGGTCGTTGCTCATGGCTCAATCGGGGGTTGGCAGTATGCCGCGGTTGGGTTAGCCTTGCAGTATTCAGCTGCGTACTCTTGCTCATGTCCAGCGAATACGTGGATGCCGCACGGCTCGGGCCATACGACGTAAGGGGCAAACCAAGCGCCTAAAGGCTCGGCGGTCCATAGGATGTCAACCGAAAGCTTGGCGGCGTACTTAGTGCAAACTTGCTGCCCTTCCTCGTTAGTGGTCCACTCGCTGCAAAGCT